CGGAAGAAGAAGGGTATGCCATCGCGTCAGCTAAGATGGCGCACAAAAAAGCATTAACCGAATTAAGGTCAATGTGTAGACTTCATGCAGAGCACGGCACTTGGGATATGGTTGTCTATGAAACCGCGCAGGCTCGGAAGCGTCACAAACTAGCTCTCGAGGAAGAAGCTGAGAAACGTGACAAGCTATTCTGGCTTATTTCTATAGTCTTTATCGGGCTCTTGATTGCAGTTGGGACAGGCGGTTTAATTTGGGGCGCGGCTTTATGGGCGGGGAGTAATAAATAATGACGGAATTTGAGAAAGCAGACCTAGACGCCAATGGGTCCATTTGTGTCGATGAATGGAATGTCTTGGCACTCCAGAATAAAAAGCTCGAAATAGCAGACCATGATCTGAAGAGGAATACTGAGCGGATGCTGGTTGTTTGGTGTTGTTTTGGCATGCTGGTCTACCCGTTTATTATTTTGTTTGCCTCGGTCTTGGGTTTCGACAAGGCAGCCACATTAATTACTGAAGTCGCCTCCGTATATGTGCTGAGTGCCTCTGCTGTCGTGGCAAGTTTTATGACGGTGAACATGATGTCAGCAAAGGCAAACAAAACTTCTATTAATTACGAGAAAGGTGAAGGAAAATGAGCATACTGAGCGCGTTAATAGGCCCAGCTACAGAACTCGCTGGAAAATTTATTCAAGACAAGGATAAAGCTGCGGAATTAGCTCATAATCTTAGCACTATGGCCGACCGCCACGCGCAGGAAGCAATGCTAGCGCAGATAGAGGTTAACAAAACTGAAGCCGCTGGAAATTGGTTTCAGGCGTCTTGGCGTCCTCTTTGCGGCTACGTCTGTGTTCTTGGTTTGATGGTTAACTTTCTTATCTCCCCGATCTGTGCGGGTTTTGGATTTATAATACCGCAAGCTGAAATGTCTGTTATGATGCCGATACTAACGGGGATGTTGGGTCTTGCAGGAATGAGAAGTTATGAGCGAGTGAAGAAGGTTGGGAAGAAGTGACATGGCTACACCATCCAAAGGCAAAGCCCGCGTAAAGGTTACGTCGTCCGGCAAGAAAGTAAGCTACGGTCAGGCTGGCAGCGCAAAGGGCGGTGGCCCTAGAGTTAGACCGGGTACACCCAAGGGCGACGCTTACTGTGCGCGGTCTGCGGCGCAGAAGAAGAAGTTTCCGAAGGCTGCGGCTGATCCAAACAGCCCGCTCAACCTATCACGCAAACGCTGGAAGTGTTCCGGCACTAAATCGAAAAGGAGCTAAATATGAAGGGCGTAAAGCATTACAAAAAAAGTGGCGTCGAACATAAGGGCAATACTCATAAAATGTCTGACGGTTCTATCCACAGTGGAAAATCTCACACAAAAGCGAGCGTAAAGATAATTCACTATAACCAATTAAGCAAAACGGCTAAGGCAGTTGCCGACGGCGTTAGCAGAAAATCTAAAAAGGCATAGGAAAATAGCATGGCATCTGGATTATATTCAAATATTTCGGCAAAAAAGAAGCGCATAACCGCTGGGTCTGGCGAGAAAATGCGTAAAGTCGGCTCTAAGGGCGCACCGGCCAAGGGTGCGTTTAAACGTGCAGCCCTGACGGCTAAGAAAAAATGAGCGACGCAATGCGCGCCCTGCAAGCTAAAGTCGGCGTTGGTGCTGATGGTGCGTTTGGGCCTAACACCGCGAAAGCCATTGCCAGGCACTACAAGCTATCTCCACAGCGTGCCGCGCATTTATTGGGCCAATCCTCGCATGAGAGCGGAGGGTTCAAGTTGGTTAGCGAAAACTTATACTACTCAACGCCTGAGAGAATTATGGCTGTGTGGCCGTCAAGGTTTCCAACCGTCAACAGCGCCAAACCTTACGCCAAAAATCCGTCGGGCTTAGCAAACAAAGTTTACGCTGATCGAATGGGGAATGGTGATGAAGCCAGTTCTGAGGGCAGTTTTTTTTCTGGCCGCGGATTTCTTCAACTCACGGGCAAATCAAACTTCCGTGAGTTTGCGGCTGACATGAGGCTGCCAGAGGTTATGAATGACCCTAGCCTAGTTTCTACAGACTATGCGTTTGAAACGGCGCAATGGTTTTTCTCCAAAAACGGATTATTTAAGATAGCCGATACTGGCGTGGATGAAGAAATTATTCGCAAAATCACTAAGCGGGTAAATGGCGGTTATCATGGTATTGACGACAGGATAGACCAGACGACTAAAATCTTCACTTGGCTTTCAGAGGCTTAAATGCAAGACCAAACGGCCAGCGCCAATGTTGGCCGTTCTGGTGAATATCTAGCTCTCTCAAGGTTAAGTCTTGCTGGCAATTTCTGCACACTTGCGCAGTTTCAAGATCACGATGCGTATATACAGACGGATACACATAAGATCTTAACATTGCAGGTAAAGAGCGCGTCAAAGAAGCGCTTCCATCGGTATCAATTTTACACAAAGCAAGGTAAGGCCAGAAAGAGGTCTGACATTTACGCATTTGTTGCAATTGACATTGAAAAGATTTTCTGGTGTCGCGGGGACGACAAAATTATAGCCCCCGCTGGCATAAAGCTAAGATTTGAAATGTTTGACGAACCAACTATGCAGGAGGTTTTGGCGTCATTTGTTGCCCCTTGATCTTGGCCTCATTGATGAGGACGGCAAACCAGTGCGCTTGCATTGAGCCATGCTATTGCGTGACTGCGCATAGACCACCGGGTAGATTGCATCGCTGGCGACGGAACAAGTCTGCATGTCTTTAAAGTAGACAGTTGACGTGACTTCATAAGACGCCACGCCACTGTTGATTGTGTAGGTCAGTATCAGTGCTGCCCAGTAGGTCATTGGTCAATTCCAATCGTGGACAATGTCCAGCGGCTCTGTGCTAAACACCCAGCGCCATTGGCGTTTCTTTTGGCTTGGGATTTTCACAAGATCGCGCGCCCGGTACAGATGGCCAGCCTCAAACATTGCATTTAAATAACTTGAGGTTCTTGAGACACTATCTCCGAGCATCTCCGACGCTTCTGCTGACGTGATAGTGCGTCCGTCCGCCATCATCCCTAAAAGACGTTTGCCTTGATGTACCCCGTTTTCCTTGCGTCTGATGGCCATCTCAATAGCCCCTTTGTGCAGAGTGCTTTCCTTTTTTTGCTTTGATGGCAACGGCCCGCGATTGCCCAGCCTGTGCTGCATTTTTTCAAATTCAACCAAAAAATGACCGTAGGTTATTTCGTAACGCTTTGACTTGCTCTCAACGCCTTTTAGCTTTTCATTTAATCTTGCTTCGGGAGATCTTTTAGGGATAGCCTCAACATCTCCAGAAGCCCGCTCTGTTCCTGCAATCTCTGCTCCAGATTGGGCCGCATTGATGTTTTCGGTTCGCTCAGCATTATTGAGTTCACCCGCTCCAGCCTGCCTATAATAATTAGAATTTGGTCCATGCTCACGCGCCTTTCTTTCAAGTTTAATTCCAAGTTGCTCTGTAATTCTGTGTACAGTTGACGGGGCCACACTAAGCAAGTCTGCAATATCTGATTGCGACATTTTCATTTCAGCGCATTTTGCTACGCGCCCAGCTAATCCGTCAAGTTTCATTCGTCTTCCTCCAGCGGTTCAATTTTACCAACTCCAGCACAATTTTCGCATTCTTCAGTTTCAACGTCGAAGAACCCATAAGGGTTATTCATACTTTGCGAGATAAACTTTTCGCGCTCAACGGTGCCGCCGCCGTCGCACTCTGGGCAATCGATCCAATGTTCCATTTTACATTGCTCCCTTAGCCAATAATGGCACGGCGAATAGTGCTATTAAAAATACAATTTCACCTGTGATTTGAAACTTATGTTTCATTAAGTAGTCCTTTCTAAATGGGTAATGGGGAGCCGAAGCTCCCCATGTTGCGTTATGCGGTGCCAAAGTAATCTTTGCGTGCCACGTTGATTTTTTCTTCTGGTGTTGCGCCAGCCTTCATGCGCTTTGTGTTGGTGATCTGAAACACCTCACCAAACTCTACAAGGTCGGATGTGTCAGCGATAAAGAAAGCACCGTTTGTCTTAAACTCAGCAACCGCTGTTTCGCCGTCTGCGTCCAACACGCAAAGGATTGTGATGTCTTCGGCTGCGATTGATGTCCAATTAGACAGTTTCATTTTTACGTATCTCCCGTTTCCTAGTTCTTCATATTGAGTAGCATACCAAAAAGGTATGCGCAAGCACTTAATTGGGGTTGTGCCAGTATTAATTACAGGCTAAGAAAGTTGAGTATCAAAAGGAGGGGTGACATGGATCACAAGCAAACAATCGGATTTACCAAGGCACAGCAGCAGGCGCTGGCGCTGGCATCTCGAAAGACCGGGCTGTCATTTGCAGCTTTTGTGCGCTCGTCAGCGGTGGCTAAAGCTGCTGAGTTGGGCGTTGAAGTTATGCAGCCGCAGCCAGACTGATGGTTAACGGTCGCAACAAGGGCGCAAGCTATGAGCGCGAAATCGCCACAATGTTATTTGGCGAATTGGGCATAAAGTTTAAGCGTGACCTTGAGCAATACCGGGCCGGCGCTCATGCCGACCTGATCGCCGACGATCCAGACTTTCCGTTTACGCTTGAGTTGAAGCGGTACAAGGATGGGCCAATCGGCGGGGCGCCTGCATGGTGGTCTCAGGTTGAAGTTGCAGCGAAACGCGAGGGAAAAATACCTTGCCTGATCTACAAATATGATCGCAAGCAAAACCGCTGTGTGATCCCACTGTCAGCCGTAATGGACGGCGGGCAAGGTTTAATCGAAACAGACTTTGAGACTTTCTGTTTTATTGCAAGGGAGAAATTGGGATGATAACCGCAGATAAAATGACCAACGCT